ATCAATATGTAGCAGGCAAACAACGTCTAAGCATGTTGCGAAAAGATGTATACGGTTCATACGATCCTCCGCACTTGTATGACATTGTGAAAACAAATGTGGCAACAGGCCTGTACACTCCTGAACTGCTGGAGTGGTACTCAGAGGACGATTGGAACCGCATGCAAGGCATGATTGACCATGCCAAAGATGAACAGTATTCTTATGCTGCCATTGAGCAGTTGATCGAAAAGTATCTTGTAAAAAATCGTTCAACAGGAAAAACATATGAAACTCCTCAAGTTAGATATATGGTGGCAGCGGCTACAGTGTTCCATAAAGAAGAACCTAACACGGCTAGAATGCGCTATATCAAAGAATACTACAACGCGGCTAGCGACGGTCTCTTTACTCTCGCTACTCCTGTTCTTGCTGGACTCGGTACTCCTACAAAGCAATTTTCGAGTTGTGTCCTTATACGTAGCGATGATGACTTGGATAGCATATTTGCTTCAGGAGAAATGATGGCCAAGTATGCCAGCAAACGTGCTGGCATTGGTTTAGAAATTGGACGACTGCGTCCACTAGGCTCGCCCATCCGTGGTGGCGAGATCATGCACACAGGCATGATTCCGTTTTTAAAGAAATGGTTTGGAGATTTACGTTCATGTTCACAAGGCGGTATCCGTAATGCAAGTGCCACTGTTTTTTATCCCATCTGGCATCATCAATTCGATGATCTTATTGTGCTCAAGAACAATCAAGGAACCGAAGAAACCCGTGTCCGACACATGGACTATGGGGTGGTGCTTTCTGCTTTTTTCTGGCGTAGATTTAAACACAAACAAAATATCACGTTCTTTGACCCTAACCAAGTACCGGAACTTTACGAGGCATTCTACTCCAACACTGCACTTTTTGAAGATCTTTATGTCAAATATGAAACTAGATCTGACCTCCGGAAAAAAGTTATGTCTGCTGAAGAAGTGTTCAAATCAGGCATACTTAAGGAACGAACAGACACTGGTCGTATCTATCTAGTGTTCATTGACAACGTGATGAATCAAGGACCATTTGATCCTGAGTATCACACCATTTACCAGAGTAATCTTTGCTGTGAAATTCTTCTTCCTACTAAACCCTTTAAACGTCTGGATGACAGCGATGGTCGTATTGCACTATGCACCTTGGGCTCAATCAATTGGGGTGCGTTCCGCAATCCAGAAGACATGCGCCGTGCTTGCCGTATATTGCAGCGTAGCCTGTGCAACATTCTTGACTATCAAGATTTTCTCTCCATCCAGTCTAAACTCTCAAATGATGAGATCCAGCCCCTGGGCATTGGTATTACCAACCTTGCCTACTGGCATGCCAAGCGCAGCCTCCAATACGGAGAGTCAGACGCCTTGGCTGAAGTCAAGACGTGGATGGAACACCAAGCCTACTACTTGACCGAAGCCACTGTTGAGCTGGCCAAGGAGCGTGGTCCTTGCAAAGACTCAGCAAGAACCTGGTATGGTAAAGGTATCTTTCCGTGGGAACGGCGAGCAGCCGGGGTCAACGAACTTGTAAATTTTGCACCAGAACTAGACTGGGAACCCTTGCGTGAACAAATGAAAGCTCACGGAGTACGTAATGCCACATTGATGGCAGTGGCACCTGTAGAATCAAGTTCTGTGGTGATCAACTCTACCAATGGCATTGAAATGCCCATGAGTTTGATCACTGTTAAAGAATCCAAAGCAGGATCACTCACACAAGTAGTACCCGAATATCACAAGTTAAAAAACCGGTATCAGTTGATGTGGGCACAAAAAGACTGCATTGGCTATTTGAAGACCGCGTGTGTGTTGGCGGCTTATATTGATCAGTCAATCTCTACCAACACATTCTACAATCCAGCGCACTGGCCTGATCGCAAGGTGCCCACCACACTGATTGCTCGCAACCTAATGCAAGCACACTATTGGGGACTCAAAACATTTTACTACAGCCTTATCAATAAGGCAGGTAGCAAGATGGTTAAAGAAGATGCACCTGCGCCCACGCTTGAGATTGATTTTGATCTTGAAGAAGATTGTGAATCGTGTAAACTTTAAAGGAAAAACATGAAAAAATTACTAGTTATTTTAGCAGTGTTGGCTCTGGCAGCCTGCACAAAAACCACAACAGCACCCAGCGCCTCTGCTCCAGCATTTGTGTTGGACTACAGTGCAAATTGCACCTCAGGTGGTGCACCTACCATTAGTGGTAACGCTGTGACATTTGGCGCAGGCACTCAATGCCAAGCAGGCAGAATTGTGTCAACACAAAGCTACACCAACATCACTGAGTTTAGAGCCACCGTGGATCTAAGCAAGCTAACAAACAACTATGTGAATGCCAGCATCTACATGGTATCAAATCCTGCACAACCAACTGTACAACCCATTGGTAGCAACTACTGTGATGCTGGTGGCAATGGCAATCAATGGAACTGTAGAGAAATTGATTTTATGGAAACCAATGGCAACAAACTGTTTCAAACTACCTTGCACTTGGGAGATGGCGGCAGCGCAGCGCCACAACAGTTTGAATACTCATATGCAGGTACAGCACTCAACAACAGTTGCTTCAACAGTGCAAACATGAAAAATGATCCTGCCAAAGGACTGCATGATATCACTGGTATTGACATGAGCAAGCCGTTTGACATGGTTGCAACTTTCACATACGACACACCCAAAATGGTTGTGACCTATCAACAAGGATCTACAAGTGTTGTGGTGTATGATTCATCCACCGGCGGTGCTGAAGGCAGTGGTTCAGTTAACATGGCAGACTTGACTGCTTCCATGAAGAATGGCTACTGGCCTGTGATTTCATTCTGGCAAGGTTACAGCCCTACCGGCCCTGGTAGTGCTCCATGGTGGAATGGCAGTTGCTCATGGGGTGCATTGTGCAACAACACCAGTTCATACTGGAGCATCAGTAACATTCAAGTAACTACATCTGCTTCTACAAAGAAATAAACTGTGTTTGACAGAGTCAATCAAAGCATTCAGGAGACAGATTATCTAACCTGGGAAAGTTGCAACGATCCCAGGTTTGATTTTGATTGTCCGCCGCCACGTCCAGTTGCAAATTTTTTGCCAGACTGGTTTAAAAACATGCGCGGCAACATGCGTGAATATTTTCCTGAAGGCTTTGGGTCGGATCACACCATACGTCATTGTGTGGGCTTTCAGGGGCTAATGAACATTGGATACAGCATGCCATTGCCTGTGGCAGTTGGTGGATGGCAAACGCATTTTGCATCTGGTAATCTACATCCTGAAATGGTACATGGCACACCCTGGGCCGAAAAGCCCGGTGGTCCGTGGAATGATGCTAGTGACACACATAGTGGCAAGGACTGGAGCCCATACAAATATCGAATGAAGTTGCTGTTTTGGCCTTGGCGTGCTCGAATGGCACCTGGTTGGCGCATGATGATAGTCCCAAATCTCTGGGAATGGCACACAGAATGGCAAGCATTCAGTGGTGCACCAAAAGCCAATTATCATGCCAATCCAGAAGGCACCGGACTTGGCAGCTATTCTAAGTGGGATATTCCTTTAGACGATAATTACAATTACTACAATATTGAAACTGTGTTGGCGGTGCATAGAGAGCATGTAATACCAGCAGGTACAGTGACATTTTGGGCTATACCCATATACGAACCATGAACAAAAAAACTTTTAATCGAATTAGTGAATTTGGCGTTACTAAAATAGTAAATGCAGATTTTTTTACAGAAGATTGGATTCCACAAGATGACGATCTCTTTGAGTGCAACAGTAATGATATAACTGTGTACAACCACAAAGAATTTGAAGGTGGTGCTATGGGATGGAGCACAGAAATGATGGACTTTATCTATTCCATGCACGGCAATCGCAAGTTTACAAACTGTATGGAATGGTGTTCAGGAATAGGGCTTCAGGGATTTAATTTATTAACACACGGATTTTGTGAGAATCTCTGGCTTGGCGACATTTACAAACCAGCACTGCGAGTGGCACAAAAAACCATAGACAAACTGCCACCTAAATATCAGGGTCGTGTGGATACTATCCACATGAAAGGCGCACAAGACATTCCAGATGATCTAAAATTTGACTTGATTATTGGCAGTCCTATACACTGGGATAACAATGACCATCCCATGATTAACAGTATCTTGTTTTGTGATCGACGCAGTGGCGATCCGGACTGGTTGGTACACAAAGAGTTCTTCAACAACATCAAGAAAAATTTAGCCAAAGATGGCGTCATTATCTTACAAGAACAGATTTTTGCCAGTGGTCCAAAGACCTTTGAAAAGTTTATTACAGATGGCGGATTAAAAATTCAAGATGCGTATTGGGAGCCTGAAAATTGTGCCAACAACATGCACTTGTATTATTTAGAGGTTGTTCACGCATGAACAGCATTGAAAAAGTTTGGGCGCGGGCAACCGGGCATCTAATGGGGCACACAGATGACGACCGTCCAGATGTTCCCATTTTAACCTTGAGAGAAGCTCGATTGGCCTTGTTCTTCAAGACCTTTTGGGTTATAATACATGTTGTGACCTGCGGGTTCATCATAGCAAATACAATAAGGCACTGGTAATATGAGTCAAGCACAATACAATCTTTCTACCAAAACAGATTACTTACATCGCAAGATGTTTTTGGATCCTGCTGGTCCTGTGACCATTCAACGATTTGAAGAAGTCAAATATAACAAACTGGCCAAGTATGAGCAAGAGGCCCGGGGGTTCTTTTGGGTGCCAGAAGAAATCTCATTAAGCAAGGATGCCAATGACTTTAAAGAAGCGTCAGACACAGTCAAACATATCTTTACCGCAAACCTGTTGCGTCAAACCGCACTGGACAGCTTGCAAGGCCGTGGGCCAGCACAAGTTTTTACTCCTGTGGTAAGCATTCCTGAACTGGAAGCACTAATGTATAACTGGAGTTTCTTTGAAACCAATATTCACAGCCGCAGTTACAGCCATATCATTCGCAACATCTACAACGTGCCCAAGGATGTGTTCAGCACCATTCACGACACCAAAGAGATTGTGGACATGGCTTCAAGTGTGGGTAGGTATTATGACCACTTGCATATGGTCAACTGTGAAAAAGAATTGGAAGTTCCTGTCAAGGATCACGCACATGTCAAAGCCATTTGGATGGCACTCAATGCCAGTTACGCACTAGAAGCATTCCGCTTTATGGTGAGCTTTGCTACTAGTTTAGCAATGGTTGAGAACAAGATCTTTATTGGCAATGGCAATATCATTCAGTTAATTTTACAAGATGAAATTCTGCACAAGGAATGGACTGCCTGGATGATCAATCAAGTGGTTAAAGAAGACCCTCGTTTTGCTCAGGCCAAAGCAGAGTGCGAGGCCGAAGTGTATCAGTTGTACTTGGATGTTATCCGTGAAGAAAAAGAGTGGGCAGACTACCTGTTCAACAAGGGTCCAGTGATTGGTCTCAACGCACAGATCCTAAAAGACTTTGTGGACTACACAGCAGCCAATGCGCTGAAAGAAATTGGCATCAAGTATCAAGAGCCGGCACCACGCTCTACACCCATTCCATGGTTCAACAAGCATGTGGACACCAGCAAGAAACAAACGGCCCTGCAGGAAAACGAATCAACCAACTATGTTATTGGTGTGATGAGTGATGCTATTGACTATGAGGAACTGCCCAACCTATGATTAACGACGAATGGTTCCAACCGGGTGGGTTCGAAACCTACAAACATCCAACACCTATCAACTACGAAACTGCTACAGACAACGGCACAGTAGAAACTCTTGAAGGCCCAGTGAACTACACAGTGGGTCATAAGATTATTACTGGTCCTAAAGGCGAGCGATATCCTGTGAGTCCTATCAAGTTTGCAGCCTACTATGATGATAACGGCAATGGAACTGCTACACCTAAAAAGATTATGAAGGTAGCAAAACTTGCTGACCATGACGGTGTTGTCCAAGCAAGTTGGGGCAACTTAGAATACACTAGAGGTAATGACTACATTGTTCGACATGGTCTAGGTGACTACGGTGTTGTCAAAACAGATATCTTTGCCAAAACTTACGACAAATCAAAAGAAGGAAAATAAAATGAAAGCAATTGTATGGTCGAAAGATCAGTGCCCTCACTGCGACCAAGCCAAGGCGCTACTGAAATCACGAAACATTGAATTTGAAGAACGCAATATCCAGCATGGCTGGACTCGAGAACAACTACTAGAAGCAGTACCAACTGCTCGCTCAGTACCACAGATCTTTTTAAATGATGAATTTGTGGGCGGGTTCACTGAACTCAGAACAAAACTAACAGAAAGCAAATAATGGAAATTGGAAAAGTTTACACATTCAAAATGAACTCTGGCGAGGAAATGATTGCCAAAGTTATGGAAACTGGCGAAGGCTATGCCCTGTTACAGGACCCTGTAAGTGTGGCTCCTGGCCCACAAGGCATGGGATTAGTGCCGTCAATGTTTACCGCAGATCCTGACAAAAATCCCCGGCTAAATATGAATTGTGTTGCTATCTCTGCATTGACAGATGAAAATGTGCGTATGAAGTACATTGAAGCAACTACAGGCATCAAGGTGCCAGAAAAGAAAATCTTAGTAGGATAACATGCCAGGAATACAACGAGTGGGCGATGCAAACGGAGCAGGCGGTGTAATTACATCGGGTATTGACTCTGTACGCATAAACGGAAGACCGATTGCTACAACCGGCAAAGGTGTCAGCGCCCACCCATGTTGTGGACGAAGAGGATGTCCTGGCATACATTGTGGACCAACCACCGCAGGTGGATCAGGCACAGTTCGCGCTAGTGGAATAGCAGTAAGCCTAACTGGTGATGCAGACACCTGTGGTCATGCACGATCTGGCGGCAGCGGCGATGTTAGGGCAGGATAATGGCAGGTATATTAACGCCATTGCAACTGACAGCGGCTGCTGGACTATTGGCCAACACAGGACTAAAGCCGTTTCCACCTGCATTGATATCAGCAATTGTGACATTTAATGCCACTACAGTTATCACTAATTTTATTGCCGCAGTTAATTTTTATAAAGCACAGTCTTTTGCCACACAAAGCACATTGGAAAGATTATTAAGCATTGGAAGTGCAGTGTGTCCTGCATTGGGTAACAGCATACCTACCAGTCCTGTGGGAACTTATCCGTATTTGAGCACAGAATATCTAACCACCCCTTTCAACGCTACAGATGGATCTACGTTGGACCCATCAGGATTTAGCAATCTGATTGAACAAACTTGTGCAGCCTACCTTGGTAACGGAGATGTTGGCCGTTTCGCACAAGGCTTTCTGGCAGTGCAAGGTTACATCAACTCAACCAATCAGTTTATTAATTCTGCTGTAAATGCACAAACTTATCTTGGTCCTACATTTACCAACATGAATGCGTTGACCACAAACAGCGTCAGTGACGTAAATCCAGACTTTGGCAATTTTGCCACTGATTTAGCCAACCAAGGCAACTTAACCAATTTGAATGATATTAAGTTGTATGGTACACCTGCCGGCCTGTTGCGTCAGATTGCCGCAGAAGGCAACATGGTGGGTGGAGTGTTTGCACCTGTACAGACTCCATTGTTGGCAGCAGGATTGTCGGCCAAAGAAATACAAACTTTGTTAGCAGGCCCTGGCACAGTTACAGACAATGAATACTTGCGATTACAACAATTGGCCTATCAAGGTATGGCCAATGTCACTGGCACTGATTTACAACAGGTGTTGAGCATATTGGAAGTTACCACTCCAAACATCAGTAACATGACTGACCTGTTGGATCAAACCAAAATATTTCCCAACAGTTACACCACGCTGTTGACACCCACACCCCAAGGGCCTGTACCAGTGTATGGCACAGATGGTAGCGTGAACATGAACTTGGCTGACAATGTGTCTGTGTATCTAGCATCGCCCAATGGATGTGAAGATTTGGGCAAAGTGATTCCACCTGCACAAGCAGTGGCCAATAAAGCCGTGCAAGTGGCATTTGAACAAGTCACCAACATCACCAATACCACAATACCTGCCTTGGCTGACACAATTGACACTGTAACAAGAAACCCCTGGGACAGCAATACATCGTACCTTGCCAACGCAGTAGTGGCCAATGCTCCAGGAGTGCCCGCAGTGGGCAATTTAGCACAGTTAACTCCAAGCACTGTGTTTTATCGTGCTCAACAAGATGTGCCCACAGGGATTGATATCAACAACACTGACTACTGGTTGCCAACTACGTTAGGTTGTGGATTAAGCACTATGGCTGATTTGCCGTTGATTCAAGCACAAACCACGCCCATTGATTCCTCTGTAGCTGACTATTTTGCCAACACAGTTGCCACTGGCACAGGACCAGATGGTAATATAACCACTTGTGACGTGATTGGATTAGCAATTGATCATGATAATTTTGCCAGCCAATTAAACACAGCCACCACAGCTATCAATGCATTACAAACAGCAGGATCATTGGCCACACTAAACACCGCTTACACAAATATATTATTGGCTGCTAATGATGCCGCAGTACTAACACAAATCACAAACGCCAACAATGCCATCAGTGCGCTGAGTGCCAGCCCTTATGTGACCACATTAAACACAGCATGGACATACATGGCCAACCTAATGAATTTATCAGCCAAGTACACCACTGAAGCCACCATTGATTATTTTACACTATCAGCAGGTGATAAAATTAGCACCATGAGTTTTGTGCAAAATCTTCCACAATATGGAAACCAAACAGATGCATGCGGTCCTGCTGCCTTTTTGAACAGTTTGGCAAACACCACCACACTTACCGGCCAGGCCATAGTTGGTGCCATGCGTGAAGGCAAAAACAATCAGTGTTTGGGCGAGGCGAGATTGAACGTTGATACCACTGCCTCTCCGCGCCCGGCAGTGACTCCTGTGCCTGCTGTGACTCCTGTATACTAAAGTATACATTTTTCTGGTTGACCAATAATGCCGTATTTGCTATAATATGGGCATGTGGACCAAAATACAACGCCAAATACAGAAGTACTACTATCGTACTAATTTTACGGTAGTAGAACTCCTAGTAATTGTAGGGTTATTATTTTGGTTGACCAGAAAAGCCTATTTTGCTATAATTTAGGCATAGTAAGCAACAAAGGAGCCGCAATGACCCAGATGTCTAAGATCCAGCAAGTTAACTCTGCAATCATGTTTGGTGAGTTTTCAAACACTGAACTTGACAGCATCCTCAGTGCAGTGCAATTTGCCAAGGCCAGCCTGCGTAAACACAATATCCGCCAATTTGCCAAAGGTGACACAGTGAAGTTTCACAGCACCAAACGTGGCATGACTATGTCGGGCACCGTGAGCAAGATTGCCATTAAGTATGTGACAGTGGCTACCCCGCAGGGCTTGTGGAAAGTGCCTGCCAACATGTTGGAGGCAGCATGACATTTCGACGCTGGCTAAATCAACGTTGGTATGCTCACTGCCTCGAAATAGAAGAATGGACTGGCCGCATGCCGCCCTATCCAATGTCAGAATATTTTGCCAAATACAAATATTGGCTCAAACGCGAATACCGCCATCAACAAGGAGAAAACTATGGGTCTTGATATGTATGCCTATGTGGCCACCCGTGAAGGTCAGCAACGCGAATACTACGACGGTGCTGAGTGGGACGAAACCACCAAAGATCTTGTGAACACAAAGGTAAACAAGCCGCGTGAAATTGCCTACTGGCGCAAGCATCCTAACCTGCATGGCTGGATGGAACGGCTTGCAGAACAAAAAAAATTAAGCTATGACAGCTTCAACGGCATTGAAATGGAACTCACTGCCGAGGACTTGGACGAACTCGAACGAGCAGTCACACACCGTCGACTGCCGCCTACAACTGGTTTCTTCTTTGGCGACAATTCAGATCAACACTACTACGACCATGACCTGGCGTTTATCAAAGCCGCTAGAACAGAAATGTTCATGGGCTTGAAAGTGTTTTATAACTCATCCTGGTAAGGCGTTAAGTATATGAATGAAACCGATTACAGCCACTCAAGATTTGATGCCATAATGGCCGCAGGATGGATCCGAGACCTAGAAAGCTCTGACAGCCGCATTCACAAAGAAAAAGTGATTGAAAAGGCTCTCATGGCGGCTAGGTTGGGCAGTGCCGATGCACAGTGTTTTTTGTTCAATTGCTACCAGGCCTACAATCCGTTCTATGTGTTTGGTATCCGCCAGGTGCCTGAAACTGAGGGGCTGACTGGTCGTGCCAATCCTTGGACACAGTTCTGGGCCATGCTAGAAGCCCTGCGCACTAGATACATCACAGGCAATCGTGCTAGAGAAGCCATTGAGCAAATGAGTCAGCAGTTTGACTCTGAAGAGTGGAACATGTTGGCTCGCCGTGTGTTGATCAAAGACCTGCGATGCGGCATCTCGGAAAAGACCATCAACAAGGTTGTGGGCAAAACTGACTACCGCATTCCAATTTTTTCGTGCCAACTGGCACAGGACTCCACGGATCATCCCAAGAAAATGAAAGGCATCAAGCGCCTGGAATGTAAGTTGGATGGTGTGCGTGTGTTGGCAGTTCTTAGTGGGCGCACGGTCACACTGTACAGCCGCAATGGCAAAGAGTTTGAGAACTTTCCGCAGATTGCTGATGCCATTGAAGATGCTTGGCAGCACTTCCAACTCGGTGGGCGTGGCACAGATAGACATTATGTGTTGGATGGTGAGATTGTGGGCGAAAGTTTCCAACAGCTCATGCGCCAAGCACATCGCAAATCAGATGCCGAAACCACAGGCATGGTATATCATATTTTTGACATCATTCCACTTGATGCCTTCAAAGAAGGGCATTGGAATGTACAGCAGTACAAGAGACTGGAATGGTTAGAAGCGGCTCGTGCTGGATTGGAAGAAACCACATGTCTGCGTATCATGCCCGGATTGGATGTAGATTTGGACACAGCCGAAGGGCATGATATCATGCAACGCTATGCCGAAGCCGCTGTGGAAGGTGGCTTCGAAGGCATCATGATCAAGAGCCTGGATGCACCTTACCAGTGCAAACGTTCGGACTCGTGGATGAAATGGAAGCCCACCATTAGTGTTGATTTGAACATTGTGGGTTTTGAGGAAGGAACTGGTAGGAACGAAAACCGGTTGGGTGCTATAATCTGTGAAGGAGATGATAATGACCGTAGAATTCGCGTTAATGTTGGCAGTGGGTTTAGTGATACTCTTCGTGATGAGTATTGGGCCAATAGGGATAACCTGCTTGGTCACTTGGTTGAAGTCCAAGCAGACGCAGTCACCCAAAACCAAGACGGAACATACAGCCTCCGATTCCCTAGGTTCTTGAGATTCCGTGATTTTGAAGCAGGCGAAAAAGTATGAGCAAACGAATTGGTCCCATTACACTTGACGGCGAAGCAGCCGATCGAATCACTGTGCTCGCTCTTAAAGAACAAAGAGACTATCTCAAGAAAGAATTGAGTGACTGGAAGAAAAATCCTAAAACGGATACCAATCCAGGCGGATACTGGTTGCATCCTGAAGATGTAGCAATCAACACTCGCATGGTTGAAGCATTGACTACAGTTATTAAATATTATGGTGGATAAACATGAAAATTGGTCTAAGCTATAGCCGTTGTGTTCGCGACATTGTGGAAGGTCGTGTGAACATGGACGATGTGTTGGTGCTGATCTCTCGCACAGATTTTGATCCACATGAGGACGATCAATGGCAAGATATCTGGTGGGGTTATCGTTTTGGTAGCAATCCCGAATGGTATACCTGCACAGACAAGGACGAAGATGCCTATCGGCAAGTGAGCCGTGATCTTTGGCGGGAGGGCAAGTTTCATCAGCCACGAAAGTTTGGGTACAGGCCTGCCCGTCACAGTTATCACTGGCTGGAAGCAGTATTGCCCAGTGAAGAACTGGATCGTAATCCCACAGTAAAAGATGCTTGGAACAAATTTCAAATGGTTGCTGGCTTGACCAATGTCACACTAGATCAAACGTATTAATCGACTAGGAGATTCACATGTGGAAACTTGTAATCCCTGCACTGGCAGTGGCTCTAACAGGTTGTGGAGGAGGTGGTAGTAGTAGTAGCTCTGGCGCCAGCAACATTGCAGATGCAATAGTAACAACCTCCCTGACTGTCGCTGGCTACGTTGAAAATTGTGGATGCAATCCAACTCTTGCTGCCGGAGAGTTTAGCGGCGCTGGTATCAAATATGTTGTTGTGAGTGGATGGCGTGCTGGCAACCATTTGATGCCTGTCAAAATTTATCGACTCAATACAGATGGCTCCACACAAGATGCTACTACAGATATCCTAGGCGGAGAGCTACAATTTTCTGTAAACTATCCTGTAGTTGCTGACTTCAACAAAGATGGCATAGATGATATATTTTTGCCTGGATTCAAAGATGCACCTTACGTTGAGTTTAACCCATCTGTTGTGTTTTTAAGCAGATCAGGCCAAGCACACCAGCGTGTGGATGTACCTGGCATGAGTTGGAGTCATGCCAGTATGGCCTTAGATCTCAATAATGACGGATGGTTGGATGTTATCAACAGCACTGGATCAATGTGGATCAACGATCAAACTGGCAACTTTTCTTACATAGAACATTACAATTGGGTAAACGGGAGAGTCAACGACAGCATTGCAGGCAGTGCCATATGTGCTGGTGATTTAGATAACTCTGGCACCATGCAACTAGTAGTTACTGATATTTCAGGACACATACAAGACACCTGGGTGTTTAAATTTGATGCAGATCTCAAGCCAGTTAAAACAGCAGTATTGCCCATGCCATATTATGATAGGGCCACCACAATCGAAGTTAGCCATGATGTTGGATGTGTGGTAACTGATTTAAATAACGATTCATTGCTAGATGTTGTACTAACCAGCACCACAGGTTATACTAGTATTGTTCAAATCTACATCAATCAAGGCAACTATCAATTTGAAGAACTAACTGACACTGCTATGCCTGGATACAACAAAAATTCAATTGGAAGCTATCGTCCTACCATTGTGGATTTCAACCAAGATGGTTGGCCTGACATCTTTCTAGAAGGCAGTTTAGAAACTGAAAACAGCAACCAACTTTGGCTCAACAATGGTAATGGCACCTTTACACAAAAAGGCAAAACTCAATTTGAAACATTAAGAGACGACAGTTTAAAGTTAGTGCTTGGTAGTGTTAAGTCAGGTCCCATGCTACCAATCCGTGTTGGTGACAGATGGAATTTTGTTACAACAGCAGTATTAGGCGACAAATTTTACATTAACTATGCCCGGACACAATGGAGTTTCCGGTTATGGAATTTTCAATCACGGAGTTTTCAATGAAAAAGATTTACTACGAAAAAATTGGCCGTAGGTATGTGCCTGTGAGTGAGTACGACAGTGAGTACTTGGACAGTTTTTCCAAGGGCACACACATTGTGATGTGCTATCCAGGGGGACAAAGCCGTCGGTACAACATCAATCCCAACTATGCCGCAATGATTGCAGCAGGGCGACTGGCCGAAGATGGCATTTGTGAAGCCATGCACAAGGCCAGTGAGATGCGGCCACAGCGTACACCTATTACTCCTGGACAAAAGAAAGCCTGGGAAAAATTGGCAAAAGAGTTTGGTGATGACCTGGCCACACTGACCATGGGCAGTGCGCGAGATCATGCCGAAGCAGGGGTCAATGCTATGATTGCGGAAGCAGACAAACTCATGACACATCCGGCTGTGCGGGATGCATACGAACAGTTTCAAACTGTGTGCAATCTTGTCAAACAAAAACAAAACACTTGACAATGTGGTCAAGTGTTGTTATAATTACAGGGCATGATCAAAGAGATGGGGTAGACTAATGGCGCTGTGGGGTGATCGATCGCCCGGGCCTGCGGCGTTCCGTGGCAAGTTAGACGTAAATCCTATAGGTTGCGACAAGGACCTCGATCTTAGGATCAAAACCTGGGCTGGTACCCTGGGAGTATGCCGAGAGGATAAAATCTGGAAAGGTTAGAAATGACTGTCAAAATTGAGGGCTCTGCGTTGAGTATCCCTGAGTCACTTGACTCGCTTAAAGTAACGCCTTTGGTCATGCACCGTATTTGGTTTCGATTGCATACTACTAAAGAATGGTATGCAGTCATGAAAGAAGCTAGAACCATGTTTGGAACAAATTGGCGCACTCAAAGCAGGGTAAAACGCAGATTGGAGCACACTGCATTGTGGGGAGTTTCATTGCAACCTGTGCCGGTTTGGTTTGAAGTGCCAGATCAGACCTTTGCCACATGGGTGGCAGTAAAGCATGCGGTGATTGCCATGCCACCGCCTGGTAAATAATTTTTATGATATTTGGATTTGGAATTCTCGCCACCGCATTACTCCTAAGCGCCGTAGCTGCCTACTACTCAGTGGCAGGTCTTACTGCTATATTCTCGGCGGCCACAATACCCGTGATCATCATGGGCGGCTCGTTGGAATTGGGCAAAATTGTTGCCACTGTATGGTTGCACAACAACTGGCGCCGTGCCGGTATTGTGTTCAAATTATATTTGGTACCGGCCATAGCATTCCTAATGATACTGACCAGCATGGGTATCTTTGGCTATTTGTCAAAGGCACACTCGGATCAAAGTCTAGTGTCGGGTGATGTGCAAAGTAAAATTGCCATCTACGACGAAAAGATTCGAACAGCCAAGGATAATATAGATGCGAACCGGAAGGCGCTTAAACAGATGGATGAAGCTGTGGACCAAGTTATGGGTCGAAGCAGTGATGAAAAAGGTGCGGATAAGGCGGTACAAATCCGTCGCTCACAGCAGAAAGAACGAGCAAGACTTCAATCTGAGATTGCGGCCGAACAGAAAACTATTGCCGCCATTAGCGAAGAACGTGCGCCGATTGCCGCAGAGGTACGCAAGGTCGAAGCAGAAGTAGGACCAATCAAATACATTGCGGCCTTGCTTTACGGAGACAATCCTGATTCCAATCTGTTAGAACGTGCAGTGCGTTGGATGATCATTATGATTGTGTTGGTGTTTGATCCACTTGCTCTCACACTTATCCTTGCATCCAACAAACAGTTTGAATGGGCACGACAAGGCACAGGCGGCTTTGTACACGACGAACCCAAATACGAACCAGACGATGGGCCTCTCACTGAACAACAACTAGAACAGATTCAGGCCAGTGTGGAACTACCAAAAGATCCGCATCCACCAGGTTGGATGTTTGATAAAAAAGAAGATGAACGTCCATGGAACGAACGTTATCCTTATCTTGCTTGGCCGTTTGAACATTTTAAAAATCTCAAGCCCATGGTTGCGCCAGATCCTGTCCGAGAAGATAAGGCTGCAATGGCTATTCGGCCCCCGGAAGAAATACCTGGTGTGGAAATACGTCCTTGGACTGACAAAGAAATTGAAGCGTTAAATCAACCAGACGAAGATGAAATTGACAAAGAAGCCATACGTCGCTGGAAAATGGATCATCCAGATGATACTATTAAAAGTCAACGAAACAAACTAGCCCGAGGCTATATTGATCGATTGCCTTGGCATGATCCAAAATACACACACTCAAGTTTTGGCAGTCAATTTCCTGCAAATCCCGGGCGTGGTGACACCTTTGTAAAAACTGATCGCATGCCACCACAGTTGTATAAATTCAACGGAGACGAGTGGATTATTATTGACAAAAACTCTACAGATAACTATACTTACGACACAGCATACATTGATCATCTTATTGATAAGATTACTACAGGTGAGTATGAACCGGACTTACTGAGTGATATCGAACGAGAACAAGTTGCAGAGCGTCTTAAACAACCCAACAATTTATGAAACAAACCGAAAATTTAGATAATTGCAGTTTTTGTGGCAAACACAAGGATGCAGTGGTTAAATTGATAGTGGGCCAGGATGTCGCTATTTGCAATGAGTGTGTGGATCTTTGCCAAACGCTCTTGATAGATGATCCAGTGGTTAAACCTGTAGAACATGTTAGCCTTGATCCAAGAGCCATCTTAAAACATCTTGACCAGTACGTTATAGGACAAGATCGTGCCAAAATGGTGCTGAGTGTGGCCATTGCCAATCACTACAAACGCATACGCAACCAAGACAAAAATACTGAAATTGAAAAAGTCAACATCTTGATGTTGGGCCCTACAGGCTCAGGCAAAACATTGTTGGCACGATCAGTGGCTAGATATTTAGATGTGCCTTTTGTGATTGCTGATGCCACTAGCCTTACCGAAGCAGGTTATGTGGGCGACGACGTTGAAAGTTTAATTTCTCGCTTGTATGCCGCTTCAGGCAATGACGTTGAAAAAACACAACAAGGTATTGTGTTTGTGGATGAAATAGACAAGATCAGTCGCCGCAGTGAAAGTCAAAGTATCACACGAGATGTGTCAGGAGAAGGTGTACAGCAAGCTCTGCTCAAGTTGGTAGAAGGCACCAAGTGCAGAATCACACCAACCGGCGGCCGCAAACATCCCAATGGGGAAACAGTAGAGATTGACACCACAAACATCTTGTTTATCGCTGGTGGTGCATTTGTGGGTCTAGACAACATTGTGCGCAATCGCATACGTGGTACTGCTATTGGATTTCAAGCTGAAGTGTCAGTAGACCGTGCTGGTGACCTTGACCAAGTAACACCCGACGACTTGGTTAGATTTGGTATGATTCCAGAGTTTGTGGGACGTTTTCCAAGCTGGGTTGCACTAAATGAACTTGCACTGGAAGATTTGATATCTATCCTGACAGAAATCAAGCATAGTTATGTGGACCAATATCAGTGGTTGTTTGCACAAGATCAAGTTGCATTAGACTTTGATAAAACAGCACTGGAACAGGTGGCTAAAAATACTCTAAAAAACAAAACAGGAGCACGTGGCCTGCATAGCGAACTGGAACGTGTGCTATTGCCACACATGTTTAATCTAGCACGTTATAAAGAACAAGGCATTGACCAAGTAAAAATCACTAATGACCTGGTAAATACTCCTACAGAACTAAAGGTACATGATGAACAAATTGCGAGGAAGGTCGGTAATAGTCGCTGATGGTAATGTAGAAAAAGCTCTACGTAAATTCAAGAAAAAAATCCAGACATCTGGTATTCTTAACGACCTGCGTGATCGTGAATTCTACACCAAGCCTACTACTGCTCGCAAGCTCAAACGCAGTGCTGCTAAAAATCGCTGGCGCAGACAACTGGCCGAGCAAGCACTGCCTAAAAAAATGTACTGATGTACATTGAGTTCCAGTTGTCCTCAGACTTAGTTCGAAACAAACTGAATGCATGGGCAATAAAATACAATATCAAATACCGTACTAAAGTATTCAAATACACCTTGCGGGTTACATTTGATTCAGACGAATCTTACACACTATTTGCAATGACGTGGGTACCACACCCAGAACATCCAGAATGGACAACTTACCGCTTGGTAACTGACCTAAATAATAAAATATAGTTTTTCTTCGTGTATAATAAATAACAATGTAGTGCCCATAGTGGGGCTACATTACAAGTCATCTTGCTTATATAAAGGAGAAAACAAATGACAAAAACTCTCACCCTTCGCGGCTTCGACATTCCATCAATTCACAAATTTGGTATCGGTTTCGATAACATGTTTGATGAACTCATGCGTGTGAGTGCTCAACAATCCTCAACAAACTATCCACCTTACAACATTGTGCAAATCAATGAAGATGAGTACATGATCAGTCTTGCTGTGGCTGGTTTTGGATTGGATAATCTTTCAGTAACCAAGGACAAAAAATTCTTGATCATTGAAGGCAAAGAGTATCAACCTGATAGCGACAAGATCGTGCCAAACTATCTGCACAAAGGCATCAGCAATAGAGATTTCCGTCGTGAATTCCAACTTGCAGACCATGTGGAGATCAGCAATGCTCATCTTGAACTGGGTATCTTAAGCGTTTACCTAAAGCGTGAAGTGCCGGAAGACGCTAAGCCAAAGACCATTGCGATCACCTACACTTCCTAATATAATAGTGTAAATACAGTGGCAGCAATCCTGCTGCCACTGATTGTATAGCAAAGCAAGGAATAGAAATGGCACAGAGCGACACCCGCACACGAATCAAACCATCAGAGGCCGTAAAAGAGCCACCTATGTTTCGCGTGGTTTACTTGAACGACAACACAACTTCCATGGAATTTGTGGTTGAAAGTTTGGTTGAATATTTTGAATACACCCCCGAAACCGCAGAACAAATCACCATTGACATTCACGAAGAAGGCTCTGCTTGTGTGGCAGTGTTGCCTTATGAGATTGCTGAACAAAAAGGTGTTGAAGTTACTGTGAGTGCTAGATCACAAAACTATCCGCTTCAAATCAAACTGGAACCTGAAACAGTTCAATAATCAATGATTATACGCAATGGATGGTACACATATTGTGACCATTGCGTATTATTGCGGCCACGGCAGTTGTTGACATAACGAACACCATCTCGATACTGGTCAACTTTGCCATGATAGTGCCCAAAGCACCAGGTGTCAATCTTTCGTTCAGTATCTACGTCTAAGGCATTCAGCATGTGCCTGTTGCCCATAACATTGAATTTAAGTTTATTAGCTAAATCAATATCATGTGCAATCAACTCAGGCATGGGCACAGTGTGGCTGACTATGACAATTTTTTTTACATCTCTATGAGTTTGTAATTTCTTTACACTGGCTATCAAGTAATTGGCATCAATGGTGCTGGCTCGGCGTATGGCATCATAATTGTCGTGTGTGTAGGAGTACTGCTCACACCACCAATCTCTGACTTCTTCAGGATCAATAGTGTTGTCAAAATCAAAACCCCACCAACCGTTTGTGCCCAAAATAGCCACGCCATTGATTACCACCACATTGTCTTGTAGATACACCACATTGGATATTTTTCCAATTTGCCGAGTCATTTCTCGATAGCTGCTGCTAAGATTATCAATAGAATTTACATGTTCGTCATTGCCATCAACATAAAATACTGCTTGATAGCATTGCCCAAGATGTGTTAGTGTCTTATACAGTAAGGATCTGTTTTTACATACGTCACCAATGACCACACAGTGCGGGCTGGTAGCACAGCCGGTCCAATCAAACTCACCATCCCAAGTGTCAATGTGTAAATCAGAAATTAAATCAAAGGCAAGTTGCATGATACATATTTAAAAGGAACACAACATGAACATAATATTTGGCGATGCTATTGAACAAATTGCAACCACTCACACTGTTTTGGAATTGGATACATTTAAACTAATGCCGTCTGAACAACTAATAAAAGCCTATTGTGTTGTTGATACAATACCATTGACAGAATTTTCAATCTTAGAAAATAATAAAAAAATACATCAACAACTGATAACACAGTATCAACAACAAAACTGGGAATTTTGCAAAAGTGCAGCAACTGCATTGCTGGGCAGTTGGAACGGTGAACTAGATACTTTTTATCAACATCTACTAGAGAGAATGACTAAATGCCAAGAAGCTCCGGATGACAGTTGGTACTACTGGATTGTCAAGAATTCTGATTGATCCACTTGTAAAAATCGTCTATGTCTTGTTGTGTTCTGCCTGGTTTGACATTGTTATAGTATTTTCCCATCTCAGGATTTAGGCTGGCAATTTCTCCCAGTTTTTTGTACCACATTCCAGTTCGGTTTTGATTCATTATGTCAATTGCTTGATTGAGATTGTGTTGATACTCATCAACAACCATGTCATGAAAGTTGGATGAAAAAAACCATTTTTTGTTGTAGTCGGCAATTTCATAAAGTTTCTCCCATAACAAAGTTTTGTCAGCACGATCTAATTTGGCTATCCTATTCATTTCTGCAATGATCATGTGCAGTCGCGTTGCCGAATCTGTTTCTTGATCGTAATCTTCGTTTATGATTGGACTGAATGTTTTAAACCCATAGTCTTTTAAATACGCTAAACTTCCTGGTGTAGCTACTGCAATAAACGGCATACCACATGCTATGGGTCTTAACATTTTTTCTGTAAGGTGATTTCGTTGATCATCAAACAACGTTTCTAAAACTACTTCGATGCCTGCACTACCATAATCATCGTGGTTGTAGTCTGCACTAGCTGCGGAAGAATGTGTGTTTAATGGCAGGTGAGATTCCAATGCTGTTGAAATTTTAAAATTGGCATTTTGATATTTGTGATCTTGATAATGTGTGTCTGAATCAATTGGATTGAAACTTGTTTTGCAATAGGTTGTTAGACTATTTGCGCACAATAATTCTGCAAATTTAAGTCTGTATTCTCTAGTGCCGGACCAAGCACGATTGTATATTAAAAAATCTGTTTGAATGTTTTTGTGCTTTAGTAAAGGGTCATGCTCGGCAAATCTAAACCAATCTCTAGCTATCAGTGCATGACTCCAGTAATAAACAGGTACAAATCCTACAGCCTGATATTTTTCCACTTCTGGGCTGTTTTTTTCACTGTGGCATAACATCATTAGATCATAGCCAGAATATGCAGTAGGAATAACTCCTCTAATGTGCATTTGAGACAATTGTGCTAACATTTCGGAATGAGCTTGTTGATTAAATCTTTCAAAGGCCAAAGCAGAAATACTATCGTTACTATACAAATCAAATTGTAAAGGTTCTTGATCGTGAAAGATTATAGCCGGAGTTGTCTGCCCGTAAAACCAGGCAACGTGGTCCGTAAAGTAAAACTTTAAATCAGCCAATTTTTTTGAGCCATATGGTTTAAAGCCATAAATTATGATATCGTGCTTGCACAAGTCGTGCAAAAAATTATATAATCTATCTAAAGGAACGCTCATGGCAAAAATTGGTTTTATTGGAATTGGTAAACTTGGGTTAGACTGTGCCGAAGTAATGGCAGAAAAACATCAAGTGTGGGGATATGATATTTACCCACGAACAAGTGACTCGGTAAAAGTATGTGGGATTGAAGAACTAGTAACCGAAAGTGAGTGGATTTTTATTGCTGTACCAACTCCACATGCACAAGGCTATGATGGATCAATTCCCAGTTCGCATATGGAACCTCGAGACTTTGGGCATGATGCTGTAATTGATGCAATTAAGAATGTCAACAAGTACGCAACAACATCTAAGAAAGTTGTGTTAATTTCCACAGTACTACCGGGCACCACACGCAAATATTTTTATCCGTTGTTGGATAAAAAACATCAGTTCTTGTACAACCCTTACCTCATTGCCATGGGGTCAGTCAAGTGGGACATGGTCAATCCTGAAATGATTATGATAGGCACCGAAGACGGCAACCCTAACGCATTGGCTGGTGAACTTCGCGCACTGTATGACACAGTGATGCAGAACAATCCACGCTATGAGATTGGCACCTGGGACGAGTGCGAAGCTATCAAGATCTTCTACAACACTTTTATCTCAGCCAAGGTTGGTCTTGTGAACATGATTCAAGATTTTGCCATGAAGATTGGACACATCAACGTTGATGTTGTGACTGATGCTTTAGCACGTTCAACCATGCGCATCATGGGACCCAAGTACATGACAGCTGGCATGGGAGATGCAGGTGCTTGCCATCCACGTGATAATATTGCTCTGCGTTGGTTAGCACAAGAATATGACATTGGATATGATTTGTTTGATACTGTGATGCATGCCCGTGAGATTCAAGCCAAAAATTTGGCAAATTATTTGGTTCACCTCAGTGCGATGAACGACGACATGCCTATTGTGATTCACGGCAAGGCCTACAAGCCTGACGTAGAATACTGTATTGGCTCATACTCAACGCTGATCGGGCACTATGTTGAACTGGCAGGCCGGTCAGTTGTTTATGTGGATCCATTGGCTGACAATAAAGACAAAGTTGTTGAGTCTGTTGATGAATCTGCAATCTTCTTATGGGCGCACAATCGCAAGATCACCTATGAATACACAGGCGATCAAGCCGACACCAAACCATATTGCGATATTTTACCCGGCAGTATTATTGTTGATCCATGGCGCAAGTTAGAATCTACCAACGACGTTGAAGTTGTACACTATGGCAACACACGTGGTGCTTGAGTACCATATTGAACGATTCTGGGATGATGAGTTCAAAACATTGGACTACATCCAGGAACCATTTAATGATCCAGTGAGCGTACAACAATGGACCGCACTAGGCTATACCAGCAGGTTCTGTGGTGACCTTTGTGACATGCGCCATCGCCTGCCTGCATGGACCAGCAAGTTTGTGGAAATGTACGAAGCTCAAGGCTGGCGAGACATAGGTTTGGCGTTTTATCGCATGAGCACAGACACAGTGATGCCAGTACATCAAGATCTGTACAAACGCTACATTGAAGTGTTTGATCTTCAAGGACAAGAAACTTCTATCCGCCGGGCTTTGTTATTGTTGGAAGACTGGAAACCCGGACACTATCTGGAAGTAGATGGCCGACCCTATGTTGACTGGAAGGCTGGCCACACAGTTGAGTGGATATATGATGCACCGCACATGGCTGCCAATATTGGTCTCGAAGACCGCTATAGTTTACAAATTACTGGACATGTATGATATCGAGTTTTGATGAGTGGAGCCCACTAAAAAAAATAGTAGTAGGTAGTGCAACTGACGCAAACTGGCCAGTGAACGATCCTGTGTTTTCTCGAGAATCAGAAAAAACCACTTGGACGGAAACACCTGTTCCACGTGGCCCTGTTCCTCAGCGCATAATTGATGAAGCCAACGAAGATCTAGATATTCTGGCAACAACTTTAATGAGTTTAGACGTAGAAGTTGTGCGCCCAGATCTACTCAACTTCCAAACTCATGATGGCATGTACAATTATTGTCCTCGCGACCGATTCCTTGTATACGGTTCAACCATAGTAGATCCTGCTATGATGTATCCTTGTAGAGACATGGAACTGCAATGCTACCACGATATTGTGGATTCTGCTGACCACTACAAGTTCATGCCACGCAACGAAGGCATGACTTTGGACGCTGCCAATGTGTGTCGTCTTGGCGACAAAATGTTGTATTTGGAATCAGCGTCAGGCAATCAAAAAGCCTACCACTGGTTACGCGAGCAGTTTCCAGATGTCACAATAGAATTGTGCAACTTTTATGCTGGTGTACACATTGATTCAACCATTGTGCCACTACGTGAAGGTTTGGTCATGTTAAACGGAAGCAGAGTGGGATTTGATACTGTGCCCCGAGTGTTTGATGGTTGGCACAAGATTTGGATAAACGATGTTGTGGCCCAGGACTTTTACCGTTATCCATATGCATCAAAATGGATTGCCATGAACATGTTAGTGGTAGATCCGCACACTGTGATCTGCGATGCTGACCAAACTGAATTGATCAAAACACTAAAGAGTTATCAATTTGAAGTTATACCATTACGGTTAAGACAAAGCCGCACTCTTGGAGGCGGCTTTCATTGTGTTACGTTAGATTTAGTACGTCAACGTTAGACGACCTCGGTTATGCTAACAACATTGACCGTGTCGCTAGGCAATTCATTAATAAAATTGCCATAATCTTCTGCTGCTGCCAAAGTGGTAAAGTCTCGCTGTCGTTGTTGATGCCCATCGGGGAGAGGAGTAGGATCTTGAATGTATTCTGGGTCAGTTAATCCAGCAGCGGCTAACGTATCAATTTTGGCTTTGATAAGTGCTAGTTCTTCACCAGGAAAAGTTTCCCAGTCTATTGCATTTGTTGTGACTCTCCACATAGTGTTCTCCAATTTGGTAAAGTATTTAGCTCATTTTGGTAGACTTTTAATTAAATTCAGTATACAATACACACATGACTACACACTCACGTTTTGGCTTTTGTTGCAAATGGCTCAATGACCCCGAGGAAACTGGGGGCATGAAAGTCAATGCTGTGGACCGTGACATAAACGGAAGATCAACTACCATGCGCTGGCTGCGTGAGCATGCTGCCGAAGCTGACCAGCGTCAGTGGGATATCATGAACCATAACGCTGCCGCGGCCCTTAAAATGGTTGAGCGTGTGGGTGCAATGGAACCCGAGCGCAGAATGGTGCGACTGGGATCAGAAATGTTACAGGGCTATACAGAACCCTCGTGGATCAATTGGTGGCAACGACGTGAAATTCAAGATCATTGCGAACGCATATTCGCGCCGGTTGGTGACGCTGCTCGGCGTTTGGGTGTTCGGCTTTCCTTCCATCCAGGGCAATTTTGTGTGCTGGCAAGCGAATCGGATGAAATCGTTGAACGATCCATTTTGGAATTCGAGTATCATGCAGATATGGCCCGGTGGATGGGGTATGGAAACACGTATCATGATCACGGATTTAAGATTAACGTACACTTATCGGGCAAGGGCGGTCCTGCTAAGTTTTTGCGTACCTTGAGCAGACTAAGTACAGAAGCCCGAAACTTAATCACAATAGAAAATGACGAACTTACAAATGGACTTGACGTTACTCTTGCCGTGGCTGATCATGTGGCTCTTGTGCTGGATATCCATCACCACTGGATCAATACCGGCGAATATATCACCCCTACGGACCCACGTGTGCAACGGGTTATTGAGTCTTGGCGTGGTGTGCGTCCTACACTACACTACTCAGTTAGTCGTGAAGACTGCCTTGTTGACCACTCTCGCACAGTAAAGCCTGACTTGAGTGCGCTGTTGGCACAGGGCTACAAAAAGCAAAAACTGCGAGCCCACAGTGACTTCTATTGGAACGAAGCTGTGAATGATTGGGCACTGACATTCGCTGATCAATTCAACATTCAGTGCGAGGCCAAAGGCAAGAATCTGGCTCGGGATCAATTATACCAGCAATGGCTGGCCACTCGATGAACAACATTTTAACCGGCATCTTTGAATGGATCAAAAGTGATTACAAGACCCACCCTTTTAGGTTTGTCATGGAAGTATTGGCTTGGGTTATCAGCATTGGTTGTAGTATTACAATGGCGGCCACTCTACCAAATCCACCCTTCTTTGTGCTTTACCCTGTGTGGATCACTGGTTGCACTATCTATGCCTGGGCTGCTTGGACTCGCAGAAGTTTTGGGATGTTGGCTAACTACATTCTGCTCACGACTATTGACACCATTGCGTTGATTCGACTGGTGTTTTTATAAACATAGTTGACATAGTCAACCCAAAGTTTTGTCATCCAAAAATCATTCTATAAATATCTGCCTAAAGCAACCAATAGGCAACACATGGACAGATATAGAGAACTTGAACAACTCATAACACAATTTAGAAGAAACTTACCCCAAGACCAACACTACGCAGACAGACTGGCAGAAGAACTAGAACTAATAAGAGATCAAAATTTTGCTCGACATTTTTTGCGAGTGAGAGAAATACTAGATCTCACAACAGACATACCACACATCACAAGAGGATCAGCAGGATCCAGCCTGGTGTGCTGGCTCATGGGCATCAGTGATCTTGATCCTGTGGCAGAAAACATCCCCATAGCACGTTTCATGAATCCCAAACGTGATGACTTACCCGATATTGACCTAGACTTTCCACATTGGCAACAGGCCACGGTGATGAATAGAATATTCAAACGATGGCCTGGACGAAGTGCTAGAGTTTCAAACTATGTAATGTACAAGGAAAAGTCAGCCAAGAGAGAAGCAGCCAAAAGACTAGGCGCCAAAGGCACACTCAAACGAGGTTTTGAATTCAATCAAGTGCTACCGCCAGAAGAAATAGAAGAAGCCGAACGTGTAACAGCCAAACTCATGGGCAAGAAACGCTGTATATCCAAACACTGTGGAGGCATCTTGATTTTTGATCGTGCTGTGCCCAAGAGCCTGATCAACGGCGACAATCAAATCTTGTTGGACAAATACGAAACTGAAGATCTTGAACACTTCAAAATTGATATCTTGGCCAATCGCGGATTAAGCCAACTGTGGGAAATTGATCAGCGTCCGTTAACTGACTATCCCGAACATGATCAAGCCACCAGCGATCTGCTGGGACGTGGTGATGTGCTGGGTGTGACGCAGGGCGAGTCACCGGCCATGAAAAGACTGTTCAGGGCTCTCAAAGTAAAGAGCCGTAGTGACTGTACCTTGGCCACTGCACTGATCCGACCAGTGGCCACACAGGGTCGTCGCAAGGCATCAGCGTTTCAAGACTGGTCAGCAGATACCATACAGCAAGACACAGTGGTATTTGAGGATGATGCCATAACCATGATTGCTGATATCTTGGAATGCGATATGTACACCGCGGACATGTGGCGCAGAGCCTTTGCCAAACGCAACGAAGAAAAGATCTATGAATTCATGCAGTTGATCGGGGATCATCCCAAAAGAGACAGTGTGCTGAGTGCCTTGAGAGAACTCAGTCATTTTGGTCTTTGCCGCGCTCATGCCACTAATTTAGGTAGATTGATCTGGGCCTTGGCCTATCAAAAGGCACACAATCCTGAACAATTCTGGAGAGCCTGCTTGAAACATTGTGAAGGCAGTTACAGTCGTTGGGTGTATTATCAAGAAGCCAAATTGGCCGGTGCTGTGCATGCTCCAATGGAGGGAGGTGAGTGTGAGGAACTGGCTCGTACTGGTCGTTGGACCAGCGGTAGATTTATTCCGGCCTGCACAGAAATACGACGTCCGGGTGAAATAGAATTTTTGGGACTGGTTGCCAATTATCGAGTGTTCAAAAGCGGTGCCAAAGATTACATTACCTTTGCTACCCTGGGCACCGGCAACGGACGTTACTTGGATGTGATACTACCACATGCTATCTCATTCTCAGATCAACCAATTCTATGGGGGAAAGGCCGGTTGGACTATACAAACAGTTCAGAATGTGTTAAAGTATACAAAAGCAAACGCATGCGACTGCAAGACATAGCACACATTGATTAATGGCCCGACTACACATATATCCCCATAACGAACCACAACAAGATCTACACATAGTGGCAGATCCTGCTGCACTGAGAGCACTGGCACAGGCTCTGTTAAGTGTGGCAAAAAATCCAAACAGTTTTGAACGAATTAAATTGCACACAAGTGATGGTCATGAATACACTGCCATGATTGTGTCTGGTGTGGGCGAAGAGGAATGGCAGAGTATCCCACCGGCCTATGCTGAATCAACAGTTCCTACAATATCTACGTTAGAAGACTATCACAGCCTAAAAAAACAGTTGACAGAGTCACAACAAAAACTGTAACAAAATTGTAATGCATTTCTCCGTAAATACTCGATGGAGAAAACATATCGCAGCATCTTTATCTCCGATGTTCACCTAGGCACCAAAGAGTGCCAAGCTGATCGTCTAAACAATTTCCTCAAGCACAACACCTGCGAATCCTTGTACCTAGTGGGCGACATCATTGACGGTTGGAAGGTGCAACAAAACCGATTGAGATGGAAGCAAAGCCATACCAATGTGGTTCGCAGGATCTTAGGCCATGCCAAACGCGGCACACGAGTTGTGTATGTGGCCGGCAATCACGACGAATTTTTACGCCCAATGATACCTGACGGTATCACCTTTGGACATGTGGAAGTTCGCAATCAATGTGAACATGTGGGCGCAGATGGAAAACATTATTTGGTCACACATGGTGACTTGTTCGATGGTATTACTAGACTGGCACCATGGCTGAGTTTTCTAGGAGACAAAGCATATGATTTTATATTATTTCTCAACACTAAGTTTAATTGGATACGTCATCGCATGGGTTTTGGGTACTGGAGTATTAGCCTGTATCTTAAGCATCGCGTTAAAAAAGCAGTAGATTTTATATTTCAATTTGAACGCAATCTCACTGACTACTGTAAAAAGCGTGGATTTGATGGCGTAATATGTGGACACATTCATCATGCTGAAATCAAAACTATAAATGGCGTTGTTTACATGAATGATGGCGACTGGGTTGAGTCATGCACAGCATTGGTAGAACATCATTCAGGTGCATGGGAAATTGTAACATGGACTCAAAAAAATGACAAAGAAGATACTGATAGTAACAGACAACTTGCCGGATCAAATTAATGGTGTGGTTACGACCTACAAGAATTTGGAGGCACATGCGCTTTTGGATGGGTATCAGCTTGTTTATATTGATCCCGGGCAGTTCCCCCACCGTGATTGTCCTGGCTACAACGAAGTCAAGATTGCCTATCCCCGGGCGCTGCGCCAGAAGATTGCGGAGGTGGGTGCGGATCATTACCATATTGCCACAGAGGGTCCTCTCGGTGTGTCTGCTCGACACCTGCTTGAGCGTGACGGTATACGTTATAATACCGCTTATCATACTCGCTTCCCTGAAGGCATAAAAAAACTTGTGGGTGTGCCTGAATTTATTACCTGGGCCTATGTGCGTTGGTTCCACAAACACTCAGGCAAGGTGCTGACCACAACAGAAACCATGGTCAACGAACTGAGAGATCAAGGCTTTGACGGCACAGTGATCAGTTGGACACGTGGTGTTGACCGAGAAGTGTTCAAGCCTGACTGGCGTGATCCTGCGGAAAATGATCGTCCCATCCTGGTGTGCGTGAGTAGAGTTTCAAAAGAAAAGAACCTTGATGACTTTTGTGCCATGGAATATCCGGGTGCTAGAAAAATCATGGTAGGTGATGGTCCTTACAGAAAAGAACTGCAACAGAAATATCCTGACGTGGAGTTTGTGGGATTTAAAACTGGACCGGCCCTGGCGGAATACTATGCACAGG